GACCGGTGATCCTGCCATCAACTCGGGCGGAGTTGATGGCGGTACGGCAGAAGCAGCAACCAGTATCTCCTTTACCTCATACGACGGCAACTTCGACGTTAGTCTGCGGACCGACAGCTCTACCTACACGGCACCCGTTGGATTTACCTACATCGACGGGACCGCACCGCCACCACCTGTCGAACCCCGGTTTATATGGGACCACAGCGCAAAGCTCTACACCGGCAGTACATACGACGACGGGGAAGGCGATCTGGCGCTAGGGCTTGCATTCAGTGTGATGGAACCTGCCATCATCACACACGTCTCTTTCTGGAAGACGGCTGGTGATACAGCCACGTCTCGGCAGGTCTCCCTCTTTGACAATTCCGGGGGTTTGTACACATCCGGCATGTCGGAAGCTGAACCGGTAGGTACGGCTCAGTGGATTACTGTACCACTCGAATCCCCACAGTCTGTTGGTGGAGTCGGACTCGATGAAGTTTTCATCGCCGCTGTTTTTTATGAGCATATGAACTACCCGGCAACCAGTGGTGTACTCTCTACTGGTGCCTACTCGGTAGACAACAAACTCTATGCACTGAGTAGTGGCGAAGCAGTCGCGATTGACGGTAAAGGTAACGGGCGTTTCGGCACTACCGGCTACTATCCAGACAACGGCTCGGTTGCCGGTCATGATTACTGGATTGACGTTGGTTATGCCCCGCCCAATCTTGCATGGAACCCTTACTCCCGGCAAGACATAACACTCCGCTCTTATCAGGGTGTTCCTAATGCTCGTATTACGACGGACACCCTTGCTGACTTTGACGCATGGGTCTATACAGATGGGAACCTTCTGAAGGCGACCGGTAAGTATTACTTCGAATTTGATATTTTAAATATTGACACCACAGCATCCGCTGTCGGTTCGGGGGTGAACACTTACTTCGCAGCGTCGAATGACGGAGGTGAATTGTTCTATGTTGGTCATCGTAACGACGTAGGTTCGTCGCGTATCTTCGACTATGGGTCGAACTCCAGTAGGAATATAACCACGCTTGCAGATGGTGACACGGTATGTTTTGCCATCGATAACGTAAACCAGAAATGGTGGGTACGGATCAATGACGGTGATTGGGGAGACGTTGTTAACACGACGGGCGATCCCGCTACCAACACTAACGGTACAAGCCTCGGTTCATACACGGCAAGTGCATTAACCGCGCAAACCTCCAAGGGACATTGGGATGTTGGTCTGCGCACCAATACGTCTACCTACGCGCCACCTTCAGGATTTACTTACCTAGACGGTTCCGATCCTTCTATTGTTGCACCTGTCTTTGGCTCTAACTGGAGCACGACGTATGGTTCGCGTACCAATACTACGATCACCGCGCCATCTGATATCACCGACAACGACATCCTGATTGCCACGCTCTTTGTTGGTCGTTACACCAGCAATGGTGGTGCTGTATCAGTCACACCCCCTTCGGGTTGGACACTGGTGGATTACACGTCTGTTGTCGATGCTAGTGGTGACGTGTTCGCCGGAAGGATGTATGTATATTGGAAGCGCGCTTCTTCGGAAAGCGGCGACTATACCTTTGGGCATCCCTCTGCGTTTTCCCAAGGTATCATTAGCAGGTATTCTGGTTGTGCCACATCCGGTTCACCAATCGATGTCTACTCAAAAGCACAAATGAGCGCTCCGGGTTCGACTACGACGACAGCCCCAAGCCTCACAACATCTGCATCCAAAGACCTATTGGTTTGGCTGTCACACGATTGGGAAGGCACCGGATCAATATCACCTCCGGCTGGTTTTACCGAACGATCCGACAGTCTAGTCTACACTGCCGACATGGTACAAGTGACGGCGGGCGCTAGCAATAGCAAATCACAACTCAACGGCAACGTCAGTGAGGGCAATCCGTGGGGCGTTATCATGCTTGCGCTCAAGGCGGGACCGCCGACTGTAGCTGCCGACTTGGGTTGGGATGCAACACGCTCTGATGGTGCCGAAACACTCTCTACCTATCAAGGTGTAACGGAAGCTCGCTATTATAGCAATAATGCCATGGGTGGCGTTAGCGCGACTACCGACGTAAATTGGATACCTTCTTCGGGCAAGTTCTATTTCGAAGTGGATTTCTTTAAATTTCCAACGGATCACCGAAACTACTTCAACCTTTATAGCTCTACGAGTTCTGATAATTTTTATTTTGATCTTTACACCCCTACCGGGGCGGTCGTGATGTATCCTATCAACGAGGGTCCGGTGTACTCCTTCTCGGGCGTAACTTGGACGGCAACAAGCACGCTCGATATTGCTATCGACCAGACGGCAGGCAAGATTTGGTTCCGCATAAACAATCTCGGGTGGTTCGACCATAATGGTATAGGAACCGCCAATCCCTCGACTGGAACAGGTGGTTGCAATATCGCGGGTGCCGCACTCGATTATGTCTCGCAAGAGTTTGATTTATCTACTGTTACCGGGGCAGAAGTCGAAGTCGGTATCAGACCTACCACGAACGCCAGATCAGCCCCGACAGGATTTCTCCTTATTGACGGCTCGACACCAAGCGATATCGTCGCCGGTTCGCTCACCAAGGTCTGGAACGGGACGGCATGGGTGTCAAAAACGGTGAAGGTCTGGAACGGGACGGCATGGGTGTCAAAACCCTTGAAGGTCCGAACCGCCTCGTCTACTTGGTACTGATCGCAAGAAATATGAAATAATTTGAAATTAGATGTTGACCTTTCTTTGAACTTACTATAAAAACGAATTATAGAGAGATTCAGAGAAAGGTTCTCATCATGACATACGAACTTTCGCAGAAAGACGAACTCATTTCCATCCTCGTAGAACAGTACAAGAGCGCCTACGGCTTCAAGCCACGCGGGGACGCCTACACGCGTCTGACCGAGATGTCCTACGCCGAACTTCAGCAAGAAGCCGAATACATGAACGTCGTTGTCGAGCAGTCGATTAAAGACGACGAAGATCGTGAAAATCGCGCCGTCGTCAAGTTCCTCTCGCGCATTGCCGAAAACCTCGGTCTCGGTGCCGCCGACGAAGCCACCGCCTATCGTTGGCTGTTGCAGTCCGAAGACATGGCGGATGAGCCCGACCAAGAACACATCGAATACAACTTCGGTCTCCCCTACGGTTACCTGAAAGGAAGGTATGCATGATCGAAGTCGAAACGACTAAATTCTTCGCGGTTCGGCGCGTCCACGGCGGTTGGTACACCACCGATTATGGTGCTGGTCTGGTGCCGAATGTGCTGGACGCAGAACGCTTCGGCGCAATCGTTGATGCCATTCAGGTCGCCGACCCGGAGAAGGACGAAATAGTCCATGCCGAAGTCACGATCAAAGTTAGCATCGTAGAAAATTCGAAATAATTTCAAATTCCCTGTTGACATTGTCCGGGGAATTTTTTAAATTAATGGCATAGAGAGAAACCAAGAAAGGGCTTCTGCCATGAAATTCGAACGTTCTTCCTTCCTCTACTCCAGCATGTGGTTGACCTACGTCATGCCAGACGGCACCAACCAGTTCATCGCCCGGTTCCGCGCCGGTAACAAGAACTCCAAAGCTTCCTTCTTGACGTTCCTGATCAACAACTTCTCTGTTGAAGAGTATGTTGAGCGTCTTGAAGTGCGTCGTGAAGCGCCGTTGACCATCCTCGAAAGCAAGGGCTATGTTAGCCCGAACATGAAAAAAGCCGCCAAGCTTCGTGAGCTTGCCGCCGCCTTCCGCGTTGCTGCCTAATCGAAAGGGCCTCAAAGATGTACGCCACCCAAGAAACCGTCTACCGCGAATATTCGTCGGCTCGCTGGAACTACTGGACCTATGTCGATGGTCTTCGCTATCCGATCAGCCAGTTCCAGCACGACAAGATGATCTATCAGGGCGCAAAGAGCGTCACGGTCAAGTGAAGGGGCCTCTCATGAAGATCAAAGAAATCCTTAACCGGCTTGAGCGGTCCATCGTGAACCAAGGGCGCATTGTCGATTGGGAAAACTTGAGAGACATGGTCAATAATGCGACCGGTTCTGAACTACCAGCGTCAAAGCTCGACACGGCGACACAACAGCTCGTCAACCGGCTTCACAAAAAAGCCGACTATCTCCTGAAGAGATAATTCGAAATAATTTGAAATTTCCTCTTGACCATAATTCGTTTTGGTTCTATGTTCTAATCATAGAGAGAAACGAGAGACGCGAGACGTGCTTCCCCTCCTGAAGAAAAAGCTTTTGTTTGTAGTCTACCCGATCTTCTCGATTGAAGATATCGTAACAGAGATCGTCTCGCTGATTGCCTTCTAACCCAACCGAAAAGAGAGATACCGCCATGGGCGAATATGTTTACAAAGTCACCGCCAAGACCGTCAAGCTCACAGACGGCACGAAAGCCAACGTTGCCGTGTTCGCCTACAAACCCTACGGTTGGGATAGCGACGGCTTGAACGGCAAGATGTACTTCCAGACCGGTTGCCCCGCTGCTGAACGTTTCGTGAAGGGCAAGAACTACACAGGCAAGGTCGTCCTCGGCGGTCTTAAAGACGGCAAGCTCTATGTCGGTTCGACCGTCGCCAAGAAATGCACAAGAGGCACCCTGACCGGCTACGAATTCGAATTCATAATGGCAGATGCCGGTGTCCCGGTTAACATGCCAGTCGGCACCAACGTTGCCTTCGTCTAACCCCAAATTGTTGCTCGTACCCGCCACATGTTTGTGGTTGGGTGCCAGCAATCTTGCCGAAAGCATCTAGGCATAATACGTCTAACCCAAGAAAGGGCCTCAACATGAAATTCCCAAAATACGTTCTTAGTGCTTCCGGCAGTGTCACAGCACCGCACCTCGATATCATTCTTCGTTCCGATGACCATGAACTGGCGATAGAACATGCGAAGGAGATCGCCGGTCGCCTCTTTGAGGTTGGTTACTTCGCCTTTGACGTGTTTGAAGTCAGCCCCGATGGTGACAAGTTCAATGTCGGACTTCGCGTCGAGCGACCGGCTCCGGTAGTCATCGTTTGCAAGCGATGACAATGGAGATGATCTTACAAGCTGGTGGCGGGGCTTTGATCTTCGCCATGATGGTTGCGTTGATGGTGATCGCCGTCCACAACGAAATGAAAGGTTAAACCCGGGTTCATCGCCCGGGTTTTTTTGTATCAATCTTTTCGATCAGTATCCGGGCATCGGCTTCGGTGTTGCAGATCGCCACCTCATTCCTGAACCATTGCGGGGCACCAAACATGCCGGTGTTCCAGACCTGAGAGACGACCTTGACCTTACCGTTCCACGGCTCGATTTCGTAGGTAATGGTTCCTAGCTCGGTCAATCCTTCTTCTCCGCGTGAGTGTCTTCGACCAATGTATGGACCGAAATAGCAGCGGTCCGCCACCACTCCCGAAGCTCTTCCAGCGAGTCGGTTTCAAACCGCACTTCGACGTTTGGATTCCAGCTACTGCTTTCAAGCACCCGGTATCGTTTACTCATTCGGTCTCTCCTTCGTACTTTGCCTTCAGCTTGGCAAGTGTCGCCCGCTCCTGTTCTTCCTTGTCCTTGGCTTTCTGTTCGGCGGTCGCTGCCTTCTTCTTCTTGCGTTCTTCAGACTGGCGCGCATAGTAAAGACGCTTTGAATATTCGGAGTCGTTCTCCGCGCGGCGGAACATAAATTGGAGTTCGGTTGGGTTATAATCGTACGTCGAAATGAACATCGTCACATCATCCATGGTCAGATGAGGATGAGCTTCCTTCACCTCTTCCCATTTACTGAGAATATAGGACAGGTTGACATGGTCGCTATGCCGAGTGAACTCATGTGGCACATCGAAATACATGGCGTCTTCTCGCGTCTCGCGCGGAATATTTGGATCATCGATCATGCGCGTTCGTCTTCCTTATGGGCGGTCCCGCCGAAGTTTAGCATGTTGTAATATTCGCGAAGATAGGTTTCATCTTCGGATTGGGTTTCATAGCTGGCGAAGACCGTCGTCATTTCGAACATGCGACGATCCACGTCGGTCACCTCGGAATAGAGGAAGCCGAAGACCTTGAACTTGCCGTCAAGGTAGTCCTGAAGGGCGGTCATGCGCTGCTGTCCATCAATCAGAAGGTTGTCGTATGGAGAACCGATTTCCGCCGTGTTGTAGGTGAAGGTTCCAAGGTTGATGCCGCGCCATGCCGATTCCATGAAGGAAATCTGCTGGCGTTCAGTCCAGACCTTGCCGCGCTGCCAAGTCGGCAGGAAGAAGCCCATGATTTCACGATAGCCGAAGTTGTTCTCGGTGAACGACTTCCCGGCAAGATATTCCTTGCGGCGATGGATCGGACCCGCCATCGTTGAGTTGTAGGATCGTCCAAGATCAACCCGTTCGGGCATCAGACGTAAAGAGGTTGTCATTTCAATCCTTCCGGATAGGCTTGCTCGCGAATATCTTGCGGAAGCATGCGATAGATTTCTTTGTCGGTGAGGCTGTCGAGCGGAACGGAACAGGTTCCTTGACGATAGACAAGGACGTACTTGACGCCGTCGATCACGCCTTTGAAGTCTTTATGGGTTTTGGAGTAGAGTTTTTTCAGAAGCTTTTCACGAGTGAACATATTCGCTCTCTTTCTAACAGGTTCTCTATAACCTGTTTTTAGAACGAATTCTGCTTCCTGTCAATCATTATTTAAAATAAAAAACGCTAGGTCGATCACAAAGACCAACCTAGCGCTGCTCCCCAAAACGCGGGGTAAACTTGATTACGCGTTCGCCGTGACGAAGTTCCGGGTGATGTAGTTGGCGCGTTCGATATCACGTTCGATCACATCCAACACCACCCCGGCTTCAACGAATGGCTTCATACTCTTGCCACCGACTCCACCATCGAAACCGGCGACAAGCAACGCAGCACTGTTGATCATTTCAAGAACGTCGCTAAACCTGACAAAGTCTCCACCGTTCGTTTCGGAGACTCCGCCTTCAGCGACGGTATACCGCACCAATTTCAGCATCTATTATTCTCCCAATGTTGTTCCCAACGCGAGGGAGTAAAGCACAAAAAGTTTTTGGGGAGAACCCCAAAAATGATTAAAAGTTGTTCATGCTAAAGCGCGGTAAATGGCGGCGTAACGCTTGTCAAAGGCGACGTTTCTTGCGTGACGTGCCTCATCAACTTCGGCTTTACTGATCACCCCGGAGATAAGGTAACGACGGTTCTTTGCGCCAACCCGTCGCTCAAGTTTCTTACTAGCCTTGAACAGGATGTCAAGTGCGCCGAAGATTTCGTGGTTTATCTTGCGTGCCATGGATGTCAGACCTCTTTGGTTGCCTCTATAACTCGTTTTTAAAACGAATTCCAAGACCTGTCAAGCGTCATTTCCAGACGATCTTATCGAAATCTATATTGGAGAAAACGTTATCGACCAACCAGAAGATGGCAATCGCGACATAACCACAACATCCGATCACCAGCATGACCGGTCCAAGCATGGCATAGAGGGGCACCCTCAAGATGTCCCCTACAGTGACATAGAAGTTGAGTGTCTTGACGACCGGGAGAAATATTATCGCCCCGAAAAGTCCGGAGAGATACCACAAGCCGATCCACCCGGCGATTTGAGAAATCATCATATCAGTCGAACCGGACCGTGACGCCCTTGAGCAAGCCGCTACAGACGACACCGCTCACTGGCTTGCCGTTGACCCCGGTCGCCTTAAAGCTAGATGAGAAATCATCCTTACCACAGCCGAAGAACGCATAGCCGCCGATCTCCACGTTGGTCATGCCGTACGCCTCGATTGCCGACTTGGCGGCATGAGGATTGACCCCGCACGACGCCAGAAGAGCGACAACCGGCAGGGCAAACAAAATCTTTTTCAACTGAATTTCCTTTTATTGAGATTTGTATTGGGTTTGGGCGACAATACCCAATTTTTAAACCATGTCAACAGGCGCGGTCTAAATAACCCTAAATAGTTTGAATTATTCGAATAATTTGGAGACTAAATCCATGAGCTTTAACGTTAATGACTTCAGGGCAAACCTGACCTTTGGTGGTGCCCGCGCTTCCAAGTTTGAAGTGCAAATCACCAATCCTTGGGATTCCAGTTCGGACCTGAAGATTCCCTTCCTTTGCAAGGCGGCTTCGTTCCCGGCTCTGACTGCTGGCACGGTTGAAGTTCCGTACAAGGGACGCAAAATCAAGCTGGCTGGCGACCCTACATATGAAGAGTGGGTAGTTACGATTATCAACGACAATGACTTTGCAGTTCGCAATGCGATTGTTGCATGGTTCCGGGCAATCCACCCGGTATCGGACACAACCGGCACTTTCGCCAGCACTTCCCCGGCTCTCTATAAGTCGCAGGCGCTGGTTCGTCAATTCGATCTCAACGACAACGTTGTGAAGACCGCGACCTTCGATGGTCTCTTCCCGTCTGCTGTTAGTGCAATCGAACTCGCATGGGAAACGACTGACCAAATCGAAGAATTTCAGGTCACGTTCCAATATGACTGGTGGGTTTAATCCACCGGTCCCTACAGGTGAATAATGGCTGAACTTTTTGGTTTCGAAATTAAACGAAAGTCCCCGGTAGAAGAACCGCATTCGTTCGTTGAAAAACAGGA